AGGAGTCTCTTCACCGGTTTCATCAGACTTGCCTGCAGAAGACTTGGTGGGTTTTTCATCCTCGTACATATCATCCAGGTCATCCAGATAATCATCCGTATCACCGTCACCATCTTCATCCTCGTCGGATTCTAGATCATCATCACTTTCTTCTGGCAGAGAGAGGGTCTTCTTACGCTCTTCCTTTTCTTCGCGGAGATAATCCATTACCTTCTTGGTAACTTCGATAACATCATCATACGATTTAGTGTCATTAATGAGAGTAACAAGAGATTCCTCTTTCTCATTAAATTTGATATTGAGCGCGGCGCCACCCTTGAAGTATAGATTGCAGCGGTCAATGAAATTCATGGTATTCAGATCAACACCATTAGTGCCAAAAAAGTCCTTTTCCACCAATTCACGGTAACCACGAATGAATGAGTTACGCAGACCAGGATACTTGTCCTTGATTTTACGTTCAATCCGTGCATCTTCCACCACATTGGCCACGGACATGGACAACTTCATAGAAATTGCCTTTTGCATACCATCTTCCGGTGTGTAAATTGCATGACCGGTCTCATGTCCCATGAAAAGGTCATAGAGGAAAGGAGAAATCTTTGAATCGAGAGTTGGAACCGTGAGAATACGGTTCTTAACATCAAAGGATGCAGTACGGACATTACGTTGTTCAACAATAATGTTCTCGGTTGCCATCAATTTGGCGAGAAGTGACTTAGATTGAATGAGATCCATGCGATTTCCTATGTAGAAGACTACATTCTATCAGAAAAGTACTAGTCTGTCAAGTGTTTTCTTGCTCGGATGTTCCATTTGCATAAGGAACGGCTTTAATAATGATTTTACCCTCTTCACTAACTGAAAACTGAAGACGTTGGCCCTCTTTCCAGCCTAATTCCGCAATCATTTCATCAGGAAATGTCAAAATTCCGTCTCCGGAACCATCCGGAGCCTCTTCGATCATAGTAATATAAGATTTAGTCATACATTTCCTTGAGAATTGCATAACGGTCTTGATCTTTTTGAAATCCTGACATACTAACCCACTTACGGACTACCTCATCTAGCATTTGCCAAGGTTGTGGCTCAGGAGTTTCTTGGATTGGTGTATTTTCGTTCATTTTAAGCCTTTAGATTAGAGAATTTCATTTTTTCGGCCGAGGGAAGCAGGATTCATACCCTCGGACACATAAACATATGAGGATTTGTGTATTGGTGCTACACAATTCGACAAATGATCGACAATTTCTCTATCTTTAGGGGAAAGCCTATGATAATCCTTCATAATTCCTGTTTTAGTCAAAGCACCCTTGAATCCTGTGTCTAGGGATGCAATCTTGGGCTCTTTACGTACATAGGGTGTACTGGAAACAACAGGATTAATTCGGGAGAATGAAACTCCTTTAGACAAATTGATATTCCTGGGTCGGTGAGACTCCAACCAAATATCATATTGTTTCTGTTGAGCCTTAGGAACTTTTTGTTTCTTAGACTTAGGAACTGGACCGTGAAAAATCATATTATAACCTCAAAAGATAGAGGACTCAATTGTAGCATAGAAATGATATCCTGTCAAGTCTATGTTACACAAAAACAACGTTCAATAACGTTTATTCTTCATTCTTACAAACTCTTGTTCATCTTCTTGGAAATTCTCTTGATCCCAATGCATTTTTTGTTTCCGAACTTCAGATTGTAAACTTTTTCGATTACGTTCACCGGAATTGCTTCTCGAATTCACATAATCATCTTTATAATCTTTATCTTTTCGGAATTTGCCTAAAAATTTCGACACTTACCTATCTCCTATTAATTTTGCGAAAGTGATACCGCGAATCTTTGATTCCGGCTGGTCCTTCATATCTTGTTCTGAAATATAAACGATATCAGAATTGGGATATAAAATTTTTACAAGTTTTAGTATCTGACAGTCTGTTCCATCAGAATCATTGAAATCCATAACTTCATCCACGCATTTCAACTCTTGAATTATTCGTTTTCTGGATTCATAACTTTGCATGAATCCACCCTGAATTGAGGCCAGCCACCAATCAGAATGAACTCCTACAATAAGCCAATCACCTTTGCTCCTGCATAACTTTAAAAAGTCTAAATCCTCTATTGATAGAGGATCAAAACCTCCACATGCAATGATTATTCTTTCCCTTTTCCTCATGGTAGGATGTCAGGAAAGACCTTCTTGATGAATTTATAGTCTAAGCCCTTTACACCTAAGTCTTTTGAGAAAATACCGATAACAACTTCAGCTTCTCGGAATTCTAAAGATTCTAGGATTTGTAAAAGTAATTCTTCTCTGCGCTTATCTGTTAGTTTTTCCGCAGTAGGCTCACCGCGTTGGAACATATAAAACTTACGGAGTTCTTTAGATAGACTAGAGAATGAGGATCCAGGAAGTACATCAGGCAGTTTGTACTTGATTGGCATTTCATTCACCAACCATTCATATTTCGGATGATACGCTAGAATAAGAACATCAACAAGTACCTGTGACAAATTATTCTTCAGCACATTGATCTTATCTTCTTTCGATCCTGCGGCTTCAAATTCATCAAAAATTTCATAAATATTTTTCATTAAAATTCCTCAATTACGTCCATAAGATTTTTCAACTTATGTTCAATAAAATAATTTAGCATCTTTTGTTTAGTTGCCGGCTTTGTTTCGTCATATGTATTTATGATTTTCTCTTTAATCTCTGTAGGAATGAAAGTCAGATCAATGAGAACTTGATTACGTGAATATCCTGCACGAATATCACATTTCCATTCCTTGTCATCTTCAACAAGAAGTTTCTTGATTAGTGTTTGAGTGATTGGTTTCTGACGTATATCACGAACGAAACAATCCGAAGGTGAAAACATATTAGGAATGCCATCACCCTTATCCCCACGGATAATCTTCTCTTTAAGTTCGATTAGGGGATTTTCTGATTTGACAAATTTCTTCTGTGAGGGATTATATTGCTTGATGTTGCCATATTGTTGCAACTGAAGGAAGTCACCATCACTGGAAAGAATAAGAACCTTTTCGTTCTTGCAGTATCGAGGTGCAAGGGTTCCAATAATGTCGTCTGCTTCCGCGCCATCAACGTCGATGACCTTATACGGGAAACTTTCCTTCAATTCAAGTTTGAATTTACTCAGCATATCGAAGATCATATGCCAATCAAGCGCAGATTTTTCCCTAGCCTTCTTGCGACCTGCCTTATAAAACGGGAAGAATTCTTTACGCCAATACCTACGATTGTCGCAGCACAGAATAACTTCACCATATTCGGAACGAAAATTCTTAATATGGGTTCGCAGAATGTTTAAAATCATATGTCGAACCAGACTTTCATCTAGTGTGACACCTTTTTGGTTAGAAATTTGAGACATTAGACCAGCCAATAGTACCTGGTTCAAATCAACGAGAATCATATAAATCTTTCAACAGTTTGAAACAAAACTCAGTATATCATAGACTTGAAAGATTGTCAAGTGTGCTTTTCAAAAATTTCTTGGAGGTTGTAGTTTTTTTAGCAACTAGACCATACCAATTCTGTGGAATCAATTGTCCAATGTAAGTAAACGGATCAATTAGAATTGCATCAAAGTTATCCAAATCTACCATTTCATCTTCTTCAAGTTTAAATAATACAATATGATAAGCATCACCTAGTACAGAACCATCTAATTTTTTACCGGGCTTTTTATATACTTGCTGTTCAAGATGTATAGTTTCGTGTTTCGATCCTGGCAGGAAGAACAATACATCATACTTGCACTTCTTCATTTCTTCTGGAAATTCTATCATTATAATCCTTAATATGTGATTTACGAACTCGTACCATTATCCAAGTATTATAGTAATCATTTCCTTCCATAACATTATTATGAAATTGCTCTTTTGCTTCCAGATAACTGCATTCACCTTTCGACTTACACAGATGTAGGATTTCTCTAGAGAATGACTCTACTCCAAGTAGTATAACATCATTTTTTAGTTCCTCATTGGATCCGTAGTAAGTTTGCCAGTCACTCTGAACTTTATACTTTTTTCTTTTGCCCTTCACCTGTTTTGTCTTGGAGAAGTGGAAAAGTTTCTTACCAATATATTTCCTACTATTGGTAAGATTCGTAATCACATAAACAAAACCACAATAATCAAGTATTAAGTCTTCGGTAAATTCAGTTTCCTGATACTGCCAATTCAGTCCCATTTATCCACATCATCAGCATCTTCTTCTTCGTCTTCATCCACCGCTTCAGTTAGTTCATCAATAACTTCACCACAGAATGGACAATGTTCTGGAAATTCTTCCGATACCAATTCTTCAGTATATTCTACATTATAAGAAGATTCACAATTTAAGCATTCTCCTGAAATTATTTTGTCTGTCATAAATTTTCCTTTTATTATTATTATTAATTAGCCCAAACATCCGACCAATCTCCTGATAGAGCACCTTTAGCATAATCGGTTGCTCGGTTTTCGAAAAAGTTTGTGTGTGTTGGAGCATTAATCATCTCTTCCACCCAAGGTAGAGGATTTCTCTTAACCTTGAAGATACCTTTTAGTCCTAACGAAATAAGTCTGCGATCAGTAATATAACGAATATACTGTTTAACTTCGGCCGATGTTAGTTTTTCCATTTCACCGAGGTTGAAGGCCAAATCAATAAATTGATCTTCCAGTTGTACCATTCTTTCAGCAATTGTATATATCTTACCTTTAAGTTCATCCGTCCAAATCTCTCGATTCTCCTCAATGTAGGTGCGGAACAACTTAATCATTGATTCACAATGTTGAGTTTCGTCCACAATCGACCAGGTGACGATCTGACCCATTCCACGCATCTTTCCGTTTCTCGGGAAATTCAAGAGCATGATGAATGATGAGAATAATTGCATACCTTCGGTGAATGCCGAGAACACAGCAATGTGCGTTGCGGTATTTTCTTTTGTAGTATTCTTGGCTGAGATATCCATGAGATAATCATGCTTCTCACGCATTTCCGCGTACTCCAAGAATTCATTATATGTGACTTCCGGAAGACCCAAGGTTTCAATTAGGTGTGAATATGCAGCAACGTGTAATGCTTCTCTCGCCGCAAAGCCCATCAACATCATACGAACTTCAGGTTGGGGGAAATATGGCAAATAGTTGCGAACATAACCACCAGCAACGTCAATATCACCTTGAGTGAAGAACCGAAAGATATGAGTTAAAAATTGTTGCTCATGTACAGTTAATCTTTTCTTCCAATCCTTAACATCTTCCAACATTGGAACTTCAGTATGAAGCCAATGAGATTGCTCATGCTTCAGCCAGGCATCATATGCCCAAGGATAATTGAAAGGTTTAAAATTTTGACGTTCCAGCATCAGATTATTTGTATTATTAGACATTATTTGCACCAACTTTGTTTAGCTTCGCCATAATATTCTCTGGCGAAACCTTCGTTAATTAACATAGTACGCAGACTCTTTCCATCAAGTAGTATATCACCCAATACACGGCCGCCGTACTTATCCCAGTCCATCAATACGAGTTGCTTATCAAGTGCGGCCGCAACCACTTTTTTAGTGAATGTGGATGCTGCTTGACCGAGTTCATCTTCTGATGGACACAATGCTCTAAATCCCTTTTCCGGAGTATCAACTCCAAAAATACGAACAGATAGTTCCTTTTTCAGAGGATCGGGTAGAAAGTTGGCTTGAACTACAACGGTATCACCATCGATAACTCTATTGATAATAGCATCATAGGTGACACCAACTTTTTGTTTCTGGGCCAGTGATATAACTGGCAACGTTGAAATCAATAAGACTAAAAATAGTTTTCTCATATCATCAACCCTCGCAAGCAATGCAATCATTACCCTGTGCAATTTGTGTCAAATCCAACTCCTTTATGATATTACGTTCGACCCGCTTCGAAACCTTATCCGCTTTACCAATCTTTTCCGACCGGCAGTAGTAGAGTGTTTTCAGGCCTTT